ATCGCCTGCAACCGCTGATTCTGCTTGTGCTTGTAGTACCAAGACACGAAGAATCCGCACACGGCGGCCAGCAGACCGAGGACAGCCACCACTTCGTTGAGTGAGAACGCCCACGCGCCGCCTGCGACGGTAGCCCCTGCGACCGATGTCTTCATTCCGACACTTGCTGCAGCATCCAGTTGTTCAGGCTTCACGGCTCCCGTACCTCGCAATGGCACGCCGAATCCTTGCGTTCGGCGGCGCTGTGTATTCCTCGTTGTCGATACCGTCTTCGTCGCCCGTCGCAGCAGGTTGACGCTCCTGCACAGCGGCTTCGCTATACGGCCCGATCTTCAGACGCTTCTCGCGTGCATCGTCGTCGGCGCGCTCTTGATCCACCAAGTCGGGGTCGTCGCCCTTCTCGCCAATCGCGCTCGACCGACTGCGGATGCCACCCTCGATCTCCAGCAACTTGCCTTGCGGGTCTTGCACCGGATGGATGTAGGCCCAACCATGCGGTTGGTGCTCGACACGGCGCACTTCGTCGAACTCTTCCGGTGCGATGGCCCCCTGCACGACGGCAGCTTCAGCGAACCACTCGATCGCGCGCTGGCAAAACTGCGGAATGAGGATCTGCCACTGCCGCTGTTCCGCAAAGCGACGATATTCGTTGATGATCACCCGCAGCGTGCGGTCGCTGATCTGGCGGATGTCACCGGAGAACACCTCGTATGGCAGACCGGTGCCCGCCGACGTGCCAAGGTGGTTCGTCCGCAGATAGTCACTGTAGGTGGTGCCGGCCTCGGGCGGATTGGCGAAGTCGAATTTCTGCCCGTCTTCGAGTTCCTGGATCAACCCCGGCCGCAGCGGCACCAGACCGTTGCCTTCGGAGTCGACCACACGCTCCAATCCCGTGATCGCGTCCAGATCCGTGCCGCTCGCATCACGCGGCAACTCGCGCGTGATGAAACCGACCCACAAGTTTGCAATCTTCTGCCGTTCGAGGGTCGTGTCCTCGTAGTCGGTGGAGTTGCGAAGTCGCATGATGATCGGCGCGAGCATCGACACCCCGCGACGTGCGCCCGGCCGCGCCGGTTCGTACACGTGACACACGTCGCGCGCCAGAACGCGCACGAGCATGTCGGGGCCGACGCTGCGGCCGATCGCGTCGTCGCCGGGGTGCTCGCGGTAGAACCAATACGCGATACGCTGCATCCGGCGATCGAACTCGATGCCGTCCTTGATGGTGTGATTGCTCGGCAGCCCCTGCATGCTGTCTGCCGAAAAGATCGGCAGCATGTCGGCTTCGAGCACCTGAAGTTGCACCGGCACCGGCAGCCCGTCGTCCAGATACCGCGAACGGCGGCGCACAAAGCACTCGCCATCCGCAAGCCATGCTCGCGTGACCATGGTCTGCAGGCCGTACAGGTTCAGCACGGCATCGGCATCGGCCTTCGCAACGAAGTCGTTGAACAGGTCGACGATCTGCTGCTTGCGCTCTTTGCGTTTGACCCGGTTGAACCGCGGCGTGATGCCGATGCCGACCAGCGTCGTGCTCCACTTCTGGACGGCGGAAGTACCGGCCCAGTCGTTGCGCACGGTGTCGCGCGACCGATCGCGGATGGTCTGCAAGCCCTCCATCGACGAGTTCGGACCAGACGACGGCGGGTTCCACGCGGCTACGCGCCGGCCTCGGCCGGCGGCGTCGTAGCGCGCCATGAAGTGCATCGTGGCGCGGCCGATGGCCAGCGCCTGTGCGTCATCGGACTGGCGGATGCGAGGGTTGTCGGTGCGACCGACAACAGCCCGCGCGACCTTGGTCGTGCCCGAGCCGGGCGGGCGGCCGAGACGCTTGCCGTTTGCGGAGAAAGTGGCCATCACAAGTCGTGGTATCCACGGCCGCCGGAGACCACATAGGTCTGCCGACCGCGCTGGGTTCCGGCGGCAGCTTGCTGCTGCGCCAGCAACTCGTTGCGCATGTCGTTGCGCGCCTTGATCAGCGACTCGGTGGTGTTGTAGATGACGGTCTGCTCACCCAGCGTCACCGAGCGAGCCCCGGAGGCGATGGCTGCATTGAGCGCGTCGATGTCGGCTTGCGTGACGGCCATGCAGCCCCCGTGTGAGAAGGCGCTATCATCACGGAGACAGGAGCCGCAGTTGCTGCGGCCCAATTTCGGCATTTATTTTCCAGGCGGAAAAGCCGAAATAAAGTCGAGAGAAATCACCCTCGCGGCTGCAAGCCGGTGGAGCCCCGCTCGGCACTCGCTACTTCCCGCAGGCTCCACCCCGCAGTTTTCGCTGCACCAACGACACGATCGAGATTATGAGCCCCGCGTATCGACAGGCCGACTCGCATGCGCGAGGGTCCAGGGTGTCGATCCCTGGATCTCACGGCCGCAATCTGGTCACGACACACCACCCCGGCTTAAGGTCCGACCGGAAGACCGTTAGCGCCTTGCGGCGCCCTCTGCGTCCCGACACGGAGTGTAGCGACTGCTATATCGTCGTCAAGTCCCTCAGAAAACCGGGGCTGCATGTCGGCGCGGACGAGTTCGCGGTGCGAGGGGTCGGTAGTCCTCGCTTTGGGGCGGTGTCACCGGATCTTCCTGCATCGCTCGACGGTCTTCGGCATAGATGATCTCGCTGTTCTGGTCGAGCGGCGCCAGCCAAGGCGGCACGTTGTTCCAGTCAGTGATGCGGTCCATCTTCCGACGAAGCATGCCGGCATACAGCATGCGGAACAGGTCGTGCCACTCGTTGCGCTTCTTCACCTGGCTCCACGTGCCGTCCGGGTTACGGACTTCGGCCTCCAGTTCATCGAACACCGCCTGTGTGACCCATCCTTCAGGGTTGAGCGTCGGGTGTTTCGGCGCGGGAAGGTGGATGTATCCCGGCCCTGGCATCTCGCGGTGCAAATCCGCGGACACCATGTCCGACAGGAGGTTCGGGTTGCACACCAGCAGTGGGATGTCGCCCTTCTCTCCGGCCGCGCCGCCGCCCACCAGGCTTTCCTTGATGATCGGCGCCTTCTTCTCGCTGCCGCCTTTGTAGAGGATCACGCGGTCATGCAGGCCGAGCCGGCGCAGTCGCCGATACCAGGCATAGGCGTTATGCGTCACGCCGTCCTCGCCACCGGTATCGACCACGACGAACTTCAGTTTCATCTCGCGCCCGGCCCGGTTGGTGCGCCATGTCGATCGTAGGAACTTGCGGGTAAGCACGTCCCAGTCTTCGGGGTGAGAAGCTGGGTCGATCGGCGCCTTGTCGGAGCCAATGCCGTCGCGGTCGGAGAGTTTGATGGCCCCGCGATCGATGACCCACTTCTGGTTGCCCGCACCGATGGCGACGATGTGGTACTCAAAGCGCGAGTTGACACCGCCTTGCACGTCGATGGCTGCGGCCAGGCACCGTGTCTCGTCAGGAACGAGATACCGTTCGAGGCCCTTGGTGGCTCGATCCTGCGGCCGACGCGCGTTGCTCAGAGCTTCAGCCAAGTGCCGGCTCAAGTAAGGTGCTCCCTGATCGGTGTTGGTGGTCTGCTTGAGTTTCTGTTCGTCGCCTGTCATCGCGTAGTCCCGCAGTCCGTACAGATACTGCTCGACGATCGACTGCCACGATTGGTATGCCGCTGCGACACCGCCGAGCCAGTAGCCTGCAATGGTTGATCGCATCGACGTACCGTCGGCCGCAACGTCCGGCATCCACATGGCTCCGTGCTCGGGGTTGTTGAGCATGCGCTTCCACTTCGGCTCGATGATCGAGCCACACACCGGGCATACCACGCGGTTCCAACGTGCGGCCATCGTCGGGATGTCGGCAGTGCGCACTTCCTCCAGCAGTTGAACCTCGGGCGGTAGGCCAAACAGCGCGATGCCTGGTGCGGCCTCGAAGTGATCATGGCAGTCCGGGCAGCGCCAGTACCACCGGCGCCGATCCGAGCGGTTGTAGAGACTGAGAATGCCTCCTACCGGCGGCGCTTCGTGGCGCGTGGCTGGCGTCCATGTCGGGTCGACGATCGGCTTACCCGGGCTGGACTCGACCAGCGTCATCCCGCGACTCAGAAAGGTGGTCGTGCGCTTCTTCGCCAGGTCGAACAGAGGGCCTTCGCCGTCCACGTTGTCGGCGTTCTCCATGCGGTCGATGTCAGTGATCGCCACATAGCGATACGTGCTGCCGCTGACGTTGGTGATCGTCGGCCACGCGATCCGCAGCCACATGCCGTGGCGGAACATGGTGTCGAAGGTGTTCGAGTCGATGGCACGGCTCGACTTCATGCGCGCAACCGCGGGGGAGTTGCGGATGGCGCGCTCCACGTCGGTCTTCGAGAAGGTGCGCGCGGTGTCCTTGGTCATCTGCAAGAACAGCATGTCCCCGGGGTCGTTGACCACGTTGTGTGCCATCCATCCC